GATGTCACTGGGGAGAGAGGTGGACAGATCCGCAGAGAGGTCATCAAATACAGAGTTCAGGTCATTTGCCATGTGGGTGGCGGAGTCGATTGCTTCGCCAGCGGTTTCGTCAATACCACCAGCAAGACCAGTCATAAGCATATCACCGACCCAGGCCATCTTCTTTGAGGGGGAGGCAATTCCAAAGAAGGAACAGATGCCGTCCCACAAGTCTCCGGCCCAGTTGGATACCTTATCCCATATCCAATCTGCAAGACTTTGTATACCTTCCCACAGACCTTTGACAAGGTTTGCGCCTACGTCAACAAACGAGCCCAGCCCGTTCATTAAAGCGCTAACGAGCGAAGTAATGATTTGAGGCATTGCTTTTACAAGCTCCATAATGATTTGCGGGAGGTTTGTAATGAGGCTCATAAAGAGCTTCACTCCGGCTTCGATGAGCTTGTCAATGCTGCCAAGGAGGCCATTGATAATGCCGTTTATAAGATCCGGGAGGCATTCGACGATGCTGATTATAATGCGAGGCAGCTCCGTAACAAGGGAGGTAAGCAAGGTCACGCCGCATTCGATTATCATGGGTATCATGCCGAGTAGTGCATCAATAATACTGACGATGATATCCGGGAGCGCCTGAACTATCGTGAAGATAATCTCGGGAAGTGCTCCGATAAGAGAAGTTATAAGCGTAATGCCCGCATCCACAATAAGAGGAACTGCGCCAATTACAGCACCGATGATTCCTTCGATAATTACAGGTATCGCGTTTACAATCGTGAGGACGATATCCGGGAGTGCTGCAACCAGGGAGGTGATGAGGTGTATGCCGGCCTCGATTAACAGTGGAATAGCATTCATAATTGCCTGAAGAATTCCGTTGATAATAACAGGGATAGCATTGACGATGGTCTCGATAATCGTAGGCAGCGCACCGATGAGGGAAGTTATCAGCTGTATGCCGGCATCGATTATCATGGGGATTGCGCCAAGCACTGCGGTGAGTATGTTGTCGATGATTATAGGAATAGCAGCAACAACCGTCTCAATGATTTCGGGAAGAGCGCTTACCAAAGAAGTAATGAGCTGTATCCCGGCATCGATAATTAGCGGTATGGCGTTAATTATTGCAGTGAGTAGGCCCTTTATGATTTGCGGAACAGCCGCTACAATAGTCTTGATTATCTTAGGCAGCGCACCCACCAACGAGGTGATGAGTTTAATGCCCGCCTCGATGATTTGAGGGATGGCTCCCATGATGAAATCAAGAAGGGATTGTATGAGCTGAGGCAAAGCATCAAGGAGAATCGGAATAGCCTCGAGTATGCCTTGAGCCAGGGCCATAATAAGCTGGAGAGCAGCATCAATGAAGAGGGGGAGGTTATCAATGATGATTTTCACAAGCTCGGTCATGACTTTGACAATCGAGGGTATGAGTTTCGGGATGGCCTTCGTAATGCCGTTAACGAGAGTTAGGATAACCTGAAGTCCCGTCTGAAGAAGCATCGGAAGGTTATTTATTATTCCGTCCACAAGACTGAGGACGAGTTGCAGCGCACCATCCGCTATTTGTGGTAGGGCGGCAATCAGTGCGCTTAAGATTGTGAAGACGAGCTGGGAAGCGGAGTCGATGATGATAGGGAGGTTATCCACAATTGCCTGGCCGAGCGAAGTTACCATTGTAACTATCAGGTCAAGGAGAGCAGGGAGATGCTCCATAAATACATCTATAACCTTGGGGATGATGTCACCGATAACATCGGCCATCTTACCAAGGTCTCCGTCAGCCGCGTTGATGCCGTTTGTGAACTCACCAAGCAAACCGACTCCATCGGTGGCAAGTTCGGTCAAGACCGGCAACAAAATCGTTCCTAGGGCGTTTTTAGCGGCCGTAGCGCCAACAGAAAGGTATTGAAGCTGGTCGTCGAGCGCTCCGTAAGCGTTGAGGGCATCATCACCGAGCACATAGCCGGCTTCCTGAGCCTCTTTGCCAAGCTCTGCCATTCTCTCAGCTCCCGCTTCGATGAGGGGGTTGAGCTCCTGGGCGGACTTGCCAAGGATCGTCATTGCAATAGCATCACGCTCTGTTTCGTTTTCCATCTTTCCGAGGGCATCTATGATTTCCCAATATACAGTATCACTGTCGCGCATGTTACCTTCAGCATCGAAAACAGCAACACCGAGCTTGTGGTAGGCTTCGGTCATTTCGTTCATGGAAGGTGCAACGGGCTGGGAAGCGCTCGTTACGTCTGCCTGCGCGGAGGCAAGGTTGATTTGTGCCTGCTCGAGGGCTATGGCAGCCTTTTGAACAGAAGCGGATGCTTCGCCGCTTTCGGCCAGGGCGGTGTTGTAATTGCTCTGCGCGTTTGCGAGCTTACTCTGCGCCTTTTCAAGGGCCACAGCGGCCTTTTGTGCTTGCTCGGAATCAGCGCCATTCTTTTCAACAGCAGCGTTGTAAGAAATCTGCGCGGATTCCACTCCAAACATCGCATCTTCAACAGCGGTGTAAGCTTTGGATACTGCAGCGCCGCTAGCTTTGACTGCTTCATCATACGCGATTTGCGCTTTCTGAAGGTTAAGCTGTGCCGTTTCTGCTTTTGCCTCTGCCTTTGCAAGTTTATCCATATCAACGGTAGCTTCACCAACAACATCGGTAACGGTAGCCATTGATTTGATATTCTTTGCCATAGACTTGGTGAGCGTTTCCGTAGATACGTCCACAAGCTCTGCGGCATACATGTATTCCTGAAGTTTGTCTGTTGCTATGCCTGTTTGAGTTGCGGTAGTAAGTACATCATCAGCATAAGCTGCGCCCTCTGTGGCCATATCCACGAGAGCTTTGCCGGCTGCTACAGCGGCAGCAGAAACAGCAGCAAAAGCGGCCGCGATGGTGGCGGCTGTTGCTTTACATACATTGCCTAGGCCTTCAAAAGAAGGGCCGGCTTTGTCTGCATCTTTTGCTGCATCGTCGATTTCTTTGCCGAATTCGTCTGCTTCGTCTCCGGCTTCGTCCATTCCTTTGCCTGACTGCTCGATGGCATCATTATTGCTTTTGAGCTCTCGCTCCATGCCATTGAGCGCAGCCTCAGCGTTGTTGAGCTGTATCTGCCATGCCTGAGTACGTTTATCGTTTTCTCCGAAGGACTCAGATGCGTTCTTCAGAGCAGCGCGGAGAACTTCGATTTTCTCCTTTTGCGCGTCAATTTGCTTTCCCAGAACCTCGTTTCTGGCGGTGAGTGCTTCGACAGACTTGTCGTTTTTATCGAATTCCGACTCAACGAGCTTCATTTCAGAGCCGAGGACCTTAAAAGCCTGGTTGATTTCAGCGAGGGAGTTCTTAAACGCCTTCTCGCCTTCAAGACCGATTTTGAGGCCAAAATTATCTGCCATTTATACCACCACCTTTCGTTAAATTCCGTCCGGGATGATATCGTCGATAAAATGCTCGCGCTTAGGTTTGGAAATGCCCGAGAACTGCTTGTGGCATTCCCACAGGTCGAGAAGCAAACCAAAAGGCATAAGCCACACCTCATCAAAGGAAAGATGGAGGTGGGCTATGCCATAATAGAGAAGTCGAGTAAATAACTCTTCGTCACTTACTCGACCACTGCGTTTTTTGAGTCTGCCTCACTCTCAACGTTGCGCTTGGTGCCTGCGTAGAGAGCAGCGGTAATAGCAGTCTTATACGTAGCGAGATCTGCCGGAACGGTGAGCAGTTCGACCATATCCTCGGTGAGGAGTTCCTTGGGGTCATCCTTGTGCTTGAGGTTATGGATAAGTAAAGCCTGGTTAGCAAGAAGCGTGATAAGCCACACAATCTCACCCAGTGCCATTTCAAAGTTCTCGGACTTCATGAGCTTGTCTCCCAGGTTTTCAAGACCGCCATAACGACCCGCGATTTCCTTGGTAGCTCTTGTCGTGAGAACGAGAGTGTATTCCTCACCAGCAATGGTGATAGCAGCGGTTCTGTCAGTAGTCATTAGTTGGTACCTCCAGTGCCGCTAGTAGTGCCGGTATAAGCGGGTTCGTATACACTCTTGTACCAGTTGTTGATAATGGTTGCGCTTACCTTGGTATCTCCTTCGGTAACTTCGGCCTTCCAGGGGTGATGGCCCTTGGCATCGGGCTTGTTCCTACGGAAGATGGTGCCCTCAATAGTAGGGGTAGAGAAAGTAATGCTATCACCCTTGGTAGCAAGGTTGGTAGCAGGGATAGAGAATCTGACACGATACAGCCAGTAATACTTATACTTGCCGTTTGCCTTTCTTGCTCTGAATCCGATAGCAACGGGAGCGCCAGCATCCTCGGCGGTAGAGATTACCACTCCGCCATTGTCGATGGTGCAGCCGGTGAGGTCAGAAGCAACAGCAGCGCCGATGTCGTCGATACCAAGGGAGAGTGTACCACTCTTGAACTCCTTGACCATTTCAGAAGCACCGTCATCTGCGTAAAGGGTAGCCTCAGCAAGTTCCACCGAGAGGTCGGCGGTCATAGCCTTTGCGAGGACAGCGGGGGTACCATAGGTTTCGATACCGTCTGCATCCTCAGTAATTTTGGCATAATAAAGTTTATCAAGACCTATTGTTGCCATTGAGTTTATTCCTCCATTTCATAGTGTTTTGCGACATCCACCACGTAATGGTGGTAGCCGGTTGTGGTTTCATAACCGATATATTGTCTGCCCGTTATCGTAAAGTCCGATGCGAACAGAGCACGGATAATGCGATTTTTATCCGCGATATAATTGGATTTGCTGTACAGGGAAATTCGGGCTTCCTGCACGTCATAGGTTGGGGTGTTGTCGGCATTCAAGCCGAAGCTGTCCACGAGAGGGACCACCACGATGTATTTGTCAGGTGCTACGCTCGAATAAAGACCTGTTTCAATAGAGATGCCAAGGCCACCGAGCGCCTGATTGATATCCGAAAGTACACTCATAGCTTTTTTATCTCCTCTTCGAATTTCTGCTTCATTGCCGCTTCGCATGCTGACTTTGAGCTGGTTTTGGCCGGCTTTAAGAATGGTTTCGCCGGTTGGCCGTGTCGTCCATATTCGAGAATGTTAGCAATTTTGGCGTTGCTACCTCCATCAGAACGTGGCTCTGCAAAACCCACTTTGATATTGTGGTTGCCATTGCGGTCAACCCTAGCTTTGGAGATGCCAAGAGAACGTTCAAGCTCGCCCGTGGAGCGTGAATCTATCTTGGTATCTCTGCCAACAACGGAAGAAAGGGAACTGCGGACTTTATCCAAGACAACCTCACCGCCAGCTTCAAGCACGCGCTCGGATATCTCATCACTGTGCGCACCGAGCTTTGAGATTTTTTCAAGGAAGTCGTCCGGCATTTTGATGTCTACTTTAGCCATTCGTTGCCACCACCTTTTTTGCGAGTACCTCGATATACATCCCGCGCCCTTTCACGTCCTCAACTGAGGTGATGTCGAAGGTTTCACCGCAGCAGAGGAGTGTGTAATCGGTCGTAAGAATAACACCGGGGATGACACGAAAACGGAATAGGTCGGTTGCTTCAGAGAAGGAGGCCAGGTTTGCCCATCGTTGGGAACCGTGCCGGCCTTCTCTATAAGCGCGTACAACAGCAATACGCTCGTATACGGAAGTTGCGAATCCATCCTGGTCCACGTCTTTGCGGAAAACGCCGAGTTCAATAAAGGTGTTCATTTTGCCAAAGCTCATAATTACACCTTCCAATCTCGGTCAAGACGGAGAAGGAGATTGACCGTATCCCATACTTGCGATGCTGCTTGAGGGTTATCAGCGAAGAAGCCGGCGGTACTACCATCGCGGGACTCGTAAAAATGCGAGGCCAGCATAATTATTGCCTGCTCGGTAGTAGGTGACATCGGTAGTACTTTATATGTGCCAGCTGTGATGTGCTGATAGCTCTCTGCATAGGAGATGGCGGCGGTGATGAAAGACCTGATAAGAGCATCGTCAGCACAGTGTTCCAAGATTAGGTTTTGCTTAACTTTGTAGAGCAGTTCATCCATCACCGTCACCTCCTATCAATTAGGTAGTAGCAGCGGTACCCTTAACCTTGAGGAGCTTGATGCCCTCGGGAAGGATGGTACGACCGTCAAGGCGCTTGATAGCAAGGAAGCCAACCTGGCCCTTGGTAGCGTAAAGCTCGCTGAGACGTCTGAAGGAGATACCCTCGCGGTCACCAATCCAGTAGTGCTTGAGGTCACCGAATGCGATAGCCTTTGCGCCAGCAGCAACGGTGGGCATGTAGGGAGAGGTGTACACGGGTCTGCCAAGAAGTCTGTCAGGCTCGCCTTCCTTGAGACCGGGCTGCCAAATGTACTGGCCGTTGTTGTCCTTAAGGAGACGAAGCTGTGCGATGGTCGCGTCGTTGAGGAGCCATACAGCCTTGTGACGGTAAGGTGCGCGGAGGCTGTAGAAGAGATTGATAAGCTCGTCGGCGGTAATTGCGGTAGCGGAAGCGGTAGTGATACCAACCTCTGCGCCCTCGGTATCGTGAAGAATACCGTAAGGCTTGCCGTTACCATCACCATTGATGAAGGCTGCCTCCTCGGTCTCAGCCATACGAGTTACAAACTCGTCTCTGAAGTGAGCCTCGAGGTCGAAAGCGGAATCGTTGAGAAGCTCTTCGGAAACCTTGATAAGGGCAGAGAGCTTGT